TCTACATTTGCCTGAAGAAGTACATGGACTTGCTTATCATTGAGGACTGCTGAAATTACTTTTGCTTCTGTATTATTCACTTAGCCACTCCTTTGCCATTCTTCTACGCTCTGCTCTCTCTTCGTCGTCTTTCTTTTTATCTTTTTGTGCCTGCAATATTTTTTCTGCGTTGTATGCAAAATGATTCCAAGAAGGAGTTTCTGCAACCTTAAAGTAATACTCAAGTATATCGTAGCATCCTGACAATCCGTATGATTCTATAAGGGCATCAGATGCCCACTGTTCTACGTTTAAGTTTAGAGATGGCTTTGATTCGTACCTTACGGTATGATACTTGCTGTATCTTGAAAGCAAAGCCATGCGGTCTTTGCGTTCAGCCATTATTCGTTAATCTCAGCCTTTGCTTCGTTAATCTTTTCAGTTAACTTATCTTCAACAAATTTATACACACGCTCAAAAGCCTGGTCTGGAGATTCTCCATTACGTCTTGAATCAACAACACCAAGATCAAGTCTTAGTGATTGAAAGTTGCCAAGGTTAAGTGTGTATCCAAGTGTTACAGATACCTTTGTCTCTTCGTTTTCCATTTCATACCCTTCGTTAAATAGACTCACTCCACACTGGAATAAATCGTCCATCTTCAGTTCTCGTATATGTAAGTATACCATCGCCCATTCTTCGTGTCAACTCTTGTTTGCTAGGCGTAATATCATTTGTAATTAAATTATCTTTTCTTGGTCTTCCAATATGGTGTGATGCAAGTATATCACGTATCTCTTTTACTTGCGACTCAGAGTAATATGATCTTACTTGAAATCCTCTTGCTCCACCTTTTTGAGATCCCGTTGGAAATGGAATGACTCCTCGTTTCATTAGTGACGGCATATATTTTTTATGACGATTAACTAAATCAGCAGTCTGGCCAACAGTGTATGCTCGCTCTCTTTTCTTTTTAAAGTCACCAATTAGACAACTTTCAACTTGATCTTTTGTAATATTATAAACAGACATAATTCCATTGGATTTATTTAAATGATAAATTCTTACAAGGTCTCCATTAAGAAACCAAACTTTTTTATTTCCCTGTATTATAGGGAGGACATTGTAGCCTTCACTCTCGATACTTCCTTTTTTAACAGCCATTGCCCCTCCAAAGATTCTTGTGGTGGATGAAAGAAATTTCTTGATCCACACTTGATACAATATGTTTCAAGATGACTAACTGTGCTGTATTGTCTGTCAAGAAACATTCTTCCATTACATCTAAAACATTTCAACATTAGTTTGGTACGCCGATGATAATTAGATTAACATCTATAGATACATCACCAGAGGTATTAAATCTAACCATACCCTCAAGTCCAGAAGTGGTTATGCTTTTTAATACTACTGTGACATTTTTACCAGCAACGGTGTTACCAGTGTTAAGTGCAGTGGCTGTTGCAATTGGTGTGTACTTAAATTCTCCAGGAAATGAGTATGTAAAAGATTTTTCTTCTCCAGCAGTAATCGTTCCACTATTTACAACACGTACATTTCCAGCAATTACTCTTGCTTCACTGCCCTTTATGTTTTGTCTTCCAGCATTGGGCGTGTCAATTGATGTGTATTTATACGTGGCTGGAGATATGGCAGTTGATAATTCATTAATTGCCTGTGCCATCTGAGAAATATAGGTTACATCTAGTGGTTGCCCACGCTCTGGTAGTGGTATTTTTGCCATGGTTATATAATTATACCACTAAACCGCAAGTGGCGCAGAGGTAAAAATTGCAGCAGATGGTGTGTATTCTTTTGGATATGCTGGTATTTGTACTGCAACTGTTAGTGTAGAAACTGTGTCAGCAATCAAAGTTGAAAACTGTGTAGTCGTTGTTGTAGCCATATATTGCCAGACTGCAGTTGGACCTGTTCCAGTTTTAAAGTAAATATCATATTGTTTTACTGCTAAGCCACTTGGCTGTTGCCATACCATATTTACTACTTTGTTTGTTACTACGACAGAACATTGAACTGTGGGAAACATTTGGACTGCAACTGAATAGTATGGGGACCAGTGAGAGTATCTATTTTTATCTTCAGAAACAATTCTATATCTAACTGAATATTCTCCTGTTGCACCATTAAATGCTGGAAGGTCTTCTTTTTTAATAATTACCTTTTTAATTATTGGCTCTGCCACTATAGTACATCCATGCCAAATCTAAATTCAATGTGATTTGTTGTATTGGGATACTTAAGGATTGGCTGAGACGCTGTGTTTTTGATAACAGAGTAACCGCTTAAACCATAAATTGGGTTTGTAGATGTTATGTTTTCTAGTCTTAGTGCATCAAAACAAATATAATAGTCAGAAGATACTGAGCCATTTTTAATTACTGATGCAAAAATTTTAACAACATCTACAACGCTCCAGGTAAATCCAGTGCTCTTGTATAAATCTTCTAATTTTTTCTTCGAAACAAAATATCTATTTGTTGCAAAATCTACATCTAAATCTGATTCTTTTATAATTATTTCAAATCTTGCCCACTGACCAGTGCCGTGAACATCTGACTCTGCAAACTCTACCATTATTCTAACCTCATCTGGCTGAACTGCAGACTCTCCGTCTTTATTGATTACAGAAAAGGCTAACCTTAACTCATCTGATGGAGCATTTTTATTAAGGTCTAACTCTACTCCAGTCAAGTGTATGTGCTTAGAGTTGTTTGGAACAACAAGTCTTCCTGCAGAAACAGACATGTTGGTTAAATCCCCTCTAACAACCATTGTATTGTTTAAAAACCTACATCTTTCATATCTGTTGACTCTTTCAGAGTTTGTAAAAATTACATTATCTGCATTTGTTTGAAATACTGGAAGTTCTGTAAGTGTTCCCGTTGATGAATACTTTCTTCCTGAGTCTAACTTGTATGAGCCAGTAATCACATTGTTCTCACCCAAAGGTATTTGTATACTTGGAATGCTTAGTGAGTTGGTGTCTACGTGATGCTCCCAGTTCTCGTTAGTACTAAAAGAATAAAGAGTCTTGCTATCATAAGATCCAGCAGTTGGATTTGATCCTGCTGACCAAACGCCCACCTCTGTTATTTCATATCTTTCTGCTGTAGGAAGTTCTGCAGTAAACACAATCTTTGATTGGCCATTCTCTGTAACATATCCACGAGAAGTAATTGGAACTCTAAACATTTCAAAATCTAAAGACTGTTTTTCTGAGTAGTCTTCGTATTCTCCATCAAGTGCTAGTGGGGTAGGTCCACAGCCAATAGCAATGTATGAGGCATATGCTGGTGCCTGTCCTACTAGGTACTTTGCTAGAATATTCTTACCTGTATTAGTTATCATTGTTATACCGTCCCCTGATATATTGTACCATCAAGTATCTCTCCAGAGTTTAATATCTGAACCTCTACCTGCTCATCTGACTCTAGATTAGAAACATTTATAACAAGGTTTCCATCAGAATCTACAAGGACTACTTCTTCAATAATACCTATAGAGGTGTATGGTAATTTATTTTCAAGTCTTATTGGAAAATTTTTGAAGTATGTGTCTGCAGTATTTTCAAGTTTAATTATATTATTAGCATTGTATTGTAAGTATAAATCTCTTAGATTTTTAATTGGAGTATAAATAACATCTTGTCCATTGACAAGATCATTTCTGGCTATATTGATTAATTCTTGCCCACCAATATTTTCAAATATAAGGTCTGCCATGATGTCAATGTCAAGTGCTGGATTGCTTAGAGCAATAAGGGCTGGTGTGGCAACAAGTACTGCTGGATTAACTACGGCTTGTGAACTTGCTGCTGGCTGATTGGCTGTTGCATCTATTGTCATGAAACAACCTCGCTTAAGAATAGTTTCATTTCTGGTCCAGCCTTTCCTTTGGAGTATTCAATATTGTAAATAACAAACCTTGAATCAGATGTTCCAGCCTTATCAATTCCATTTTCAACATAGTCAACACTAACAATGTCTCCAAGTTGAATCATTGGGTTTGCAAAAATTCTAACTCCAATAGATTTTCTTGGTTTCATTATTTTTTTAATAACCCAAGACATAAGGCTTTCTGCATCTCCATGTGACTGAATGTATGGTACCTGAAGAGTAAAGTCTTTCTTACCATAAGACATTCTGCTTAACTTAATTTCTTCATAGTCTTTTGATATTTTATTTGGGTATGAGACTAATGTAGTTCCAGCAAATTGTGGATCTGATAGATTGCTATTATTGGTAAAGTATTCATCTACAGTCAAATCGTTTTCATTCTGCTGTGTAAATGTTATACCCTGAATTCTTAAATAGTTACCGCTGCTTTCGTCAAGACTTAGTGCTGTGTCTGTTGAGTTAAATATCAAAAACTCTGCACCGTATGAGCCAGCCCTAAATCCAGAAATAGTATACCCCTTTAGCCTATTAAATGTTGGAGACATTTTTGCATAAAGGGCAGGGTATGCCTTGTCATATCTTATATTAAATGATGCTGCTTCACGCATGATTGTTCCAAACTCATCAAAGTACATATTAAACTTGGTTGGCTCTGAAGAACTAATTCCAGTTAAGTATGATCCCTGTACTACTCCGCTCATTGAGTATCTCATGAATGAGTCATTTGCATTCATTTCAGAATCACCAAATACTGATGCAATTGGAGTGTTAAGTTTAAAGGCTGTGTTTTGTGAGTAGTTGTTTGCTAATGCATAAATATTTTCAAACATAACTCTGGAGGATCCACGAACAAAAAGTGCCATGTTGTTGTAGGCTGGTAGAGGTTCTGTGTCATCAACGGTTGCAACCAAGTTGTTATTTAAATAGAGAAAGAATCTTCTTCTAGTTCCAATGTCCTGATACTCAACAGATAGATCGTATACAGTTGGGTTATCTTCAGATGCCATTCTGTATTGGCCAGTAAATCTTCCATCATCAACAATAATATTTGTAAGTCCTTCGTATAGTTTAATTGGAATAGCAGGGGTGGTCTGCTGAATTGTTACATCACCAACTACTGGGGACTTTACCTTATAAAATAAAACATTATGTACATTTTCTTTTTGTGCGTCATTTAGGTTATTTGCTCCAAGTGCAACAATCTCAAAGTAGTATCCGTTATTTGTTTCTGGATTAATCATGACTGCTAGACCACCAGAGCCACCTGTTATGCTTATGTTCTTGTCTGGTGTTGAGCCTGGCACAACATAATATGTAGAACTTCCTACTGGAGTTTGACCACGGTTTGCGTCATTTTCAATTTTACCAATGATTCTAAGCCTTGTTCCAAAGTGTTTAAAGTTATTTGTTAATGGCTTATAAACATAGGAAACAAAATCTATTGGAGATTCTGTTGTTGTAAAGCCTGGGCCATTCATCACAAGTGCTGATGACTGAACAGTTCCAGACTGTGTAGATAGCATTGTGTTTATGTCTGTTTCTGCAATATACTTTGACGCCAAGAAGTTCTTTATAATTCCATTACGTGTAGTCTTTTGTGCAAGTTTATTATTTATTCCTGTTGGTCCAACTACTGTTGTTGGAAGTGTTTGATTCATTTTAAATAGATACTTAGAGTCCATCGTGCAGCCTCTAACATTTGCGTTATCTGACCAGTAGGGATTTAGGCCAGCGCTATGGAAAACAACTGGTGTTGCAAACTGCCCTCTTCCATGTTTAGCAACAGGACCATTCTTTAACTTTGTTACACCATAAACCTCTTCGTAGTTTGGTTCAGAGTAAATCCTTACAAGACCTGTGGGATATATTTTTCCATTGAATGGAAGTGATGAGAAGTATTTATCGTACTCTTGTACATTATTAATCCATACATCACCAGCACCAGAGATGTTATATTGAACAGCATCATACTTAATAATTTCAGCGTTTGAATATAGATATCCAGAATATCTTGTAATCCAATAGACTCCCTCACCAAGATCCATAACATTATTTACAACAATATTGTTTTTTACTGACGGGATATCAGCAGAAAGATTTGAGTTAAGTGGGATTGCGCTAAGCATATAGGAAGACATGTTCCCAACCTCACCATTAATTGACTTGGTATTTTCTGTTCCTGAAACTTCCCATAATAGAACAGGCTTATATATCCATGTTTTTTCATTGTCAATTAGGCTTGCTTGTTTTATACTTCCTATAGATCTTTGTATGTGTCTTGTTGTATAAACAATCTTGCCGTCATTGTATACATCATTCTTTTCAGATGTCAGGTCTATGATGTTAGCCAACTTGGTAGTTGTATGTTCATTTTTAATTACCCCAGAATTTTGAGAATCCGAAGATCCATAAAGGGTAAAGTCAGTTGCTCGTTCTGTTAATGATGGCATAATATAATTTTTACTCATCATTACAAAGTTGTTGTACTCATCAAAGAACATAGCAGTCTGTGTTGATATGGCAATATCTTGAAGAACCTGAGCAATACTTTTGTCTGGTGGTATAAAGAAGTATGGAATTACAACTTCTGATTCCCCTTCTACTCTTTTAAAAACATAGTTAGAAAAACCAATAGAGTCAAGCAATAAAGAAACTGCTGCACTTACCGATGTGCTTGTAGATAATATTTGTGGTGCACTCTGAGACTCAAAGTAAAAGAATAAGTCTCTTAGTTCTAGAGAAACCTCTTTTGATTTATTTTCAACTGTGGGGAAGCCATCAGAATACATGGCCTTTATGGGTATGTAATAATCTATTCCAGCATTATCTGTTATGACTTCATATAGTTTTATCTGAATATTTTTAGATATATATTTACTAATTATGCTAGAGTCGTTGTTTGTATTAAAAGAATCATCAAAATCAAATAGAGATAACTTTCCAGTAGAGGCAAGTAGTTGTCCTACTGGCAAACCACTAACACCTAAATCTGATGCGCTCTTGTTAACAGAAAAATCTAATACTCTGTCCGTAAGGTTTACTGCAAGCCTTGGAGACATTTCAATTAGATCAAATGTTGAATCAAACTTATTCATACTACTAACTACAACTCTAATTCCAGATATATACTCAAACTCTTTATACTTAAGAACATTATTGCTTAAATAAGATGCTGGGTTGGTTAGGTCTGTTACAAAATTTGTAAACCTGTCTACTGATGACTCTTCTAGTTGCCACCCATAGGTTGGTGTGAATGTTTTCCATTCTGAGTTATACCAAATATGATACGAGCCAAGGTCTCCATCATTTTCAATGATCAAGTAGCAGTCACCCTCTATTCCAGTTTCTGGTCTCAATGTCTGAGAGGATAACTCACCACGGAAAACAAATACATCTGAATAGATCTTTGGAACTATCATGCCGTAAGATAGTTCCACATAGCCATCTGACTTGATAATACTACTTCCATCTTTTCTTTTATCCTTTTCAGAAAAAGACATTACGTCTACCCAGTTATTATTTTTTAGTGCCTGGACCTTCCATACGCTTGGTATTGTTTTATTCAAATCTCCAAAGTATGGGTCAAAGATTGTCTCTGAGGAGTTTGAGAATGTTCCATAGTCAAGTTCTCCTGTGTTTGTTTGCATCTTTATAATAAGTCTATTGGTTGGAATCTTATCTTTATAGACTATGAACGGAGCAGCATCTTCAATTCTGTGTCTTCCATTAATAGTCTTATTAGCAATTCCATACTCAATACCGTTTTCAGTTCTAAAGGATGTCCAGTACTTAAACATATCATTTTTATCTGGCATATAGTATCTTGGTCTTTTAGCCATGTTAATGTTTGGGTTATGCAAATATTTTCCATTAAGATAAGTTGCCTTGTTAATTCCAGATCTTGGTCTTTGTGGCTTAAAACAATCTTCTAAAGAGTAAAGCATCTTTAACTTATCTTTGTATGCTATAAGAGTTGTAGGATCATCGCTATCGTCAAAGCCTCCATCAAGAATAACATCAGCATCAGTTGCTCCAGTGTAGTAGTTTCCTTCATCATTTAAATCAAATGTGTTTGGCAAAGATGTATACTGTAAGTCCGAAGGGATTGTAGATGTTGGTCTATATCTATAGTTTCCAATTGTAAACATGTTTGTAGGAATGTTCATATTCCATTCAGCAATTACTGCTGACTGTGTTTTTATAGATGAACTAGTTTCTATGTGATTTAATAAATCTGGATCTTGAAACATTACGCCTCTTCCAGTGTCAGAGAGACATCCCAAAAGTCAAAGTTCAAGCCACTTCTTTTTGTAACAGAGTAATTAAAATCTCCAAAGAATACTTCAACGATCTCACTATACTTGTTTATATTTTTAAATCTTTCGTCTTCAGGAGTATTTGTATTATCTTCAAAGTTTGTGTATTTGTCATAGGAAAGATATACCCAGAATGATCCGTTATGTCTTTCGTACCAGTCTAGTAGTTCAACTCCACCTGCTCCACCATCTGTAGTAAACTCATATGGGTTAGGTCTTGCTACCGTTTTTAAAAGGTCAGCACTTCCATTAATATCAAAATCTGCTACTGTATCGTGGGACCTTGATGGCAGAGTATTCCAAGAAGTCGATATCTGTAGTTTGTCTGCAATGTGATATGACCTCATTCGGCCATTAATCATTCTTTCACGCTTTTCAATTCTAATAGGCTTAAAATCAATGGCTGATCTATTATCATCAGAGAGTATTAAAAACTCCCCTGTGCTGCCTTCAGAGGGCGCATAGGCACCAATCTCAGTGCCTTCTGGTATGTAAAAACCATTTATTTTTTGTCCAGGGTTGTCAGCAAATAGCATTGCTTGTGGTCTAGAGTATTTTTTTCTACCAGACATGTAGTTATTGGTTGCCATTATATTCTAGTACCCCTCAATCTTTGTGAGTCAACATTTCTTACTTGAGCCATTACTGATCTAGCAATTTCGTCTGGGTTTGCATCAGACTTGACATTAACACTAATACTATAATTATACACTGAGTCGCCAACAGATGAACTATTGTTTATTGATTTCATCTTATCTATACCGTGGGACTGTACTGCATATCTACTCATAACAAACTCGCCAGGAGTTAGCATCGCTGGGACTGAATCTGTACCTATTACTGTACCACCGACTGCAAATCGTTTTGGCTTAATTAGTCCACCAGAAGCATTTCTGTCCCAAGTTATCCAATTTAGTTTTGCAAGTGCATCTGATTTTGCCTGTGCGTCTGCAGTACTTCCCTTATCTCCATCACCTGAAAATGAGTTTCCATCATTAAAACCAAGAGAAGAAGTATCTCCATCATCTTTGCCCTTAATTGCTTTATCTAGTGCTTCTATTTGTTCTGGTGTTGCATTAGGTTTTGGAGTGGGTGTTGGGGTTGGGGTTGGTCCACCGACAATAGATCCCTTCGCTGCAACAACTGCAGCAGGAACTCCATTTGCATATGCTGCTAATTTTGCAAGTATCTCTGCCCAAGTTAAGTTAAGTGTTTCTGCTGCTGCAAGCAATCCTGCAAGTGCTGCTGAACCATTTGCAGCCTTTAGTGCTGCTGCTTGTGCATCTAGTTGTGCATTAATTCTGTTCCACTCATCTCTTGTTTTTCCAAGAACCGTTAGAGACTCTATTTGCTTGTCAATGCTATCTTGTAGAATCCTATTTTCATAGTTAAGTAGATCAATTCTTTCTTGTAGTGGCTCAATAGAGTTTTCTTCAATCTTCCAAATCTGATCTTCAAGATCTCTAATCTTAAGAAGTGCTGCCTCTCTTTGTTCTTCAAGATTATAGATTGCATCTTGCTTAATTTGAATCTGATTTAGTATCTCAACTCTTCTTGGATCTGTCTCCATCTGGTAAATCTTTTGTGAATTCTGATATTGCTTTTCATTTATCTGTTCCTGAGTTAGTCCACTTTGTGGTCCAGTTAAAGATCCTAGTGCATTTTTTCTAGCCTGCTCTAGTGCATCTGCCTGTCCCGTTGCAAACTGAGAAGCACCAGTCTGTCTCATTGTCTGTGCAGCCTTTGCTGCTGCTGAAATATCTCCCTGTGTTAAAGCATCTGCTAAATCAAGTTGCTGTTTCTGTTGCTCCATGATATTTGCATTAATCTCTTGAACCTTTGAAAGAGCATCTGCTTGTTCATCATACTTCTTATTTACTTCTTCAGCAGCGTGAGCGATGACCGTTAGGTCATTAGAGAGCATGTTATTTTCATCTTGAATCTTCTTTATAGCACGATCACCAAAGAATGGATTCATCTCTAACTCACGGTTTAGGTCATTGACTTCTTCTTGCAACTTCTCAATCGGGCGTGAATAATTCTCTTCAATTGCTCTTTGTGCATCTTCAATCTGATCATTTATTAATTCAATCTCTCTACGGAATGGAGCAATCTGAGACTCTAAGTCTCTGATCTGTCTTTCATTTGCTTTAAGTTTCATCGCTTCAGGACCTGTACGGATAAGCCCTTCTTGTGCTGCAAATAACTCATCAACAATTTGTCTTCCTTCTGCACCAGCCTTTGCCAAATCACCCTTGTTAAGTGCAACTTGAATATCAATTATCTTTCTTGCCTCGATTGAATTTAGATAGTCTGCAATTTCTTTTGCATCCATCTTTCCATCTTTTAAGTCTTCAACAAGGAACTTAGCAAGTTCTGGATTACCCAAAACTGTATCTATCTGATCGATACTATAACCCATCTCCTTTAACTGTTTGCTTAACTCTGGCATCTTTGAATAATCAGAGAATTCTTGATTTGCTTTTATTGCATCATTTAACACCTTCTGGCGCTCTAAGGCATCATTAGCACCATTAATATTCTTGATATATGTCTTCCACTCTGGGTCAGTTATTTTTATTGCTCCACCAGCGATGGCTGCTGCTTGACCTGCGTCAGCAACAACCTCAAGTGCCCTTGCTGCACTTACGCCATTTGCAATCAACATATTATATGCCGTTGCTTGATCAGTTACTGTTTTAATAGTTTCTTCTTGAACGAAGTTATAGTCTCCCAGGTTTCTTTCTCTGTACCCTTGGTCTGCTGCTTTTCCAAGTGGGGCAAGACCACTTATAGTGTCCTTTGATCTTGGCTTGTTTTTTTCAAAAGTAAATATAGCATTTTTACCCTTTTGTGCTGCTACCTTGGCAAAATCTTCTGCAGACATAGATGCAACTGCATCTCTAAGATCTTTTCCTACTCCCATACGAAGAAGTCTGTTTTGAATGCCATCGAATAACTTGAATGCACTCTTTTGTGTTTTCTTGTCTGTAAATGCTGCAAGAAGTGAATCTATTGGCTTTAGTGCATTGAAAGCATTATCTCTTACCTGCTTTAACCTCATTGCTAATTCATCAAGGAATGAAAGCGGGTTATCTCCCTTACCCTTTCCTCCATCGTATTTACCACCTGCAGCAGCGGTTACCTTTTCTTGCCATTTAATATAATCCTCAGCCTGCTTTGTAGCAATTTTACTAGACTGACCCTCTGCACCAAGTGCATTGAATGATTCCATCTCTGTTCTATATATATATTCGTATAAGTATGTTTGCTGTCCGCCATTCGATCCAGCGATTGCCTTGTCTCTTGCATACTGTTCTGCCCACATAAGTCTTGATTCTTTGTCAAGGAATAGGCTAGAATAAATTGATGTATATAGTTGTAGCGCTTGCTTCTTAATGTTGTCTGGAAGTTTTTCAAAATCTTTGTAGTTTGCAGTAAACGATGCTAAGTCTCCAATATTGGCACCATCTAACTCAATAATTGCTTCTTTGGTAATTGGTGATTTCAGCGCATCAATCTCTGCAAGACTTTGTGAAAGTCTATCCAGTCCTCCAGGACCCATCTTTGAAAGTGCGACATCCATATTAATTTCAATACCGTCAAGTTTTGTTAGCATATCTATAGTCTTTAATGTTTTGTCGTATTCTGCTGGATTTTTTCTAACTATATTGGCAATAAAAGTTTTTGCTGTTTTCTTTTCTACATTACCAAACATATTCATAAGTGCAGCAGTCTTTGCTGCGCCCTGAGTTCTAACTCCTATGTTAAGATTTGTTTGCAGTGTTTGTAAATCTCCATCAAATAAATCAAGCATTGTTTTAGATTGTTGAGGACTTAGTAATCCATTAGCCATCATAAGGTTCATCTGAACCTCAAGTTCTTGTGCCGAAGCAGAAGATGTAAACCCTTGCTTTCTATACTGTGAGTTATCGCTTATCTTTGCAAGTCTAGACATTGTATTTTTTGCAATATCTTCTTGCTCTGTGCCCTTATACTTGTCTATTACTTGTGCCTTTAGAGAATCAAAGTATGCGTCTTCTCTTCTTGCATCTGCGGTTATGTTACCGCTTGACTGAACTAATCTAAAGTCAGCAAGGGCTTTTTGCAAATATCTATCTGTTTGGATGTTCATTCGTTTTTCATCGCCAGCAGATTTTTCTTTTAGTGCAGCAAGTTTAGTTTCAATCTCAAGTTGCTTTTCCTTGTTTGTTGTTGATGCTAATTCTTTTTCTAGTAATCTTGTTTGATCATCATACATTTTTGCAACAGCATCTGCTTGTGCCTGGGCAAGTTCTACAGTTTTAACGGATATGGCAGCAAGTTGTGCAGCCTCTGTTCTTCCACTATTTCCCTTTGCACGAGATTCATTCATTGCTCTAATTGCTTCTTCAGCACCTTGTGCGTACTGTGCAACAATATTTAATCTACCTTGAATTGGATCGCTAAATATATCTTTGCCGTCTGGTCCAACTAAACTTCTAAGATTACCTTCAATGTTTGCAGCAAGAGTCATGTCTCCAAGTTTTGTTCCAATGCTTTGTGCAATACTGTTTGCTTGCTCTGCATCTAATATTCCATCGGAAATATACGCTGCTAATTCTAAAGACAACTGCTGTGCTGCCTTCTTGCTTCCAACCTTCATAATGTTATCTGTAACAGACTTCTGCATTCCCTTGCCAACTTCAGATGCTAAGAAAGTTTCACCAAACGGCTGGCCCTTTCTTTCTCTAGGCCTGCTGTACTGATCAAACATTGCTCCAGATCTGCGCTTAGACATTATTTCTGATGCGCCTACCTTGCCAGTTATTTCACCAACCTTTTTCATTTTTTCTGTACTTGCAGAAACAGAATTAATGTACTTTGCCTGTGCTTCTGCAGCAGACTTAAGACTCTTATCAAGTAAATAAAGGCTTGCACCTACTGCGGTAATACCAGCAATTGTCCAACCTACTGGACCCATTCCTGCAAGTGCTGGGGCCATCGATGCAACCATCGAACCTGCTCCAAGTGCTCCAGTTACTGCTGCTGGGGCACCTGCCATGCCAGCAACCATTGATGCAGTTCCTAGCGCTCCTGCTGCTTTTCCAGAATACCTTCCAACTTTTTCTCTTCTAACTCCACGATTATATTTTGTTACTAATTTTTTTGCTTGTCTTGGTGGTAGTGGGTTTCCTTCTGCATCTGAAACTAGTTTGCCATCTGGATAAAAGGTTGGTGCATAGGAATCTACAACTGAACCACCAGACAAACTATCTGACTGAACTTCTTGTTTAACGCCATCAGTGGCTGCGCTTCCTGTCTTTGCACCCTCTGCCCTTACCGCTGCTTGTGACTCTTTCATTCCTTGGATCACTCCTTCAGAAACTTCTCTGCCAGCAGCCTTTCCTTTTCGTGATGGAGACTTTGCATCTGTACCTCTCCTGCTTCTAAGTCCATCAACAATAGCAGCGCCTGTTTCTTGACCAGCCTTAGTTGCACTTGATGTACCAAAAGCAGTACCCCTAGTTCTTTTCTCAGCGTTTAATATTTTTCTATTTCCAGTACTTCCTTTTGTTACCTTGGGAACTGGTAGGCCATTGTCAGTTGCGTACTGTGCAACCATTTGTGCTTCTGCATCTGTCATTGAAACTCTAATTGCAGTAAGCATGTTATCTGCACTTTCCATAATTGCTCTTATGGTTTCTGTTGCTTGTGATCTTGACTCTTGTTCTATTCCTGCAAAAACTTCATCATTAAATAGTCCATCTGGGTTTGCTGCTTTCCAGGCCTTAACCTTTGCTAAAACCTGAGCATCGTATTGCTGAAACTCTGCTTGCACCTTATCAAATGTTATTCCAAGGCCATCAGTTGTTGCTTTCCATTTTTCAACACCGACCTTTTCCCAATCTTTTGTAAAAGCATCTATAACTGGTCCATTGTTGCTTACAAAGTTTGCCTGACCAGACTTTGTTCCTTCTGCCATGACTCTATTTATATTTCCAGTCATGTTTACTGCTGCTCCGCCCATCACTCTTGCGGTTGGAGATTGCATTCCGTTTGCAGCATAGGCAGCATTAACAGTTTTTAACTCTTCCAATACATCTGGTCTTGTTATATTTGTTCGTGACTGTACTTGAGAAAGTGGCATATTCTTAGACATGCCTACGTGTGAGTATTGAGAATTTTCTTGTTGATATCTTGCAGTAAGTCCACTATCTTTAAGTAATGGCTTTAGTGCTTCGTCTCTTAATTTTTGAAAGGATGCCTTTGTGTGTGCGTTTAGTTCGTCTAAAGACTGTGTTGCATTTGTTACCAATTCTTTATATCTTTGCTCAATCTGAGAAGTGTCAATTCCCCTATCGGTTGCTCTCTTTAAAACCTTTGCAAGGTCTTGAGTTAATGATGCTTCAATTGATACTGGGTTAGTTCCTGCAGAAGCAGTTCGTGCTGCAATTTGTGATGCCCAGTTGCCTTCAATACCAGTTCCATTTCCGTACTTCTTTATGTTGCCATTCATTAAAGCAGCAACAAGTTCTGGATTAGCCTTTACTGTATCTTTTGTAAGAACAACTTCTCCTGGTGTAAGCATTGATGGAACAGAGTCTTGATTTCCAGTACCTGGAACTACTCCACCTCGTGCAAACTTCTTTGGAAGTTTTGATGTTGCTCCCTTAGCCCCTGGTGCTGCGTTAAACAATCCTGGAGAAGATGCTGCTAATGCTCTTGCTTGAGAAGCAGCATTTGCATACGCAGTTGCTAGTGCATTTATAGATCCTACTTCAACATTAAATGTTTGAATCAGTTGTTGGTGTGAAGTATGAAGTGCGTTGGACTGTGCAAGGTTTTCAATTTCTTGCTGTGTCAAATAATCAAACCCTCCACCAAGCACAGCATTTTGTCCATTTAGTTTTGCCATGCCCCCACGCAGTAGTGCAAAGAACTTAATTAAGTTTGCAAGCCCGTTAGCAAGTAGACCAAATGTCATAAGTGCAATAGGTGCAAGACCTCCAACAACTCCAATAACAATTGCAATTGCTTTTTTTGTTCCATCACTAAAGTTATTAAATTTTTCTAAAATCTTTCCAAAGAATGCAACGACTGGAGTTAATGCTTCAAGGAATGCCTTACCCACTGGAATAAGTTGAACCTTAAGTTGTTCAATTGTTTTTTGAAACTTAACTCCTACTGCATCCTCTACCTTTCCAAGTTCTCGCTCAGATAAGATTGCTAACTCTTCAACTGATGCACCAGCAAGACCCAATGCTCTTGATGCCTGTGATGTATCTTTTGTTACGTTTTGAAATAATGTTGATAGACGGGCAAACTGGAACTTACCAAATAGTTGTTCAATTGCTCTTGCTCTGTTTAATGGATCAAGTGTATCTAGCGCTTGTGCAAAACCTACAACAGTTCCTTTTAGGTTTCCAGAGTTTGCTTCAACAATTCCTTTAATGTTTATACCAAGTTCACCAAGGAATTTGCTTGCTTTTGTTGATGGATTAATTAAAGATGCAAGGCCAGACTTTAATGCGTTGGCGCCTTCTGATGCATTGATTCCACCTTCTTTCATTGCAGTCATAAAGAATGCAAGATCTTCTACAGATCCACCAAGTTGTTTTACAACTGGTCCAGCCTTTGGAACGGCTATTGTTAAATCTTCAATAGAAAGAACAGTTTGGTTTTCTACTGCGTTGAGGAAGTTAATCTTTTGTGCAAGTTTATCTGCAGAAATACCAAATGCATTCTGTAAAGAAATCGTAGTTTCAAGTGCTTGTTGTTGTTCGACCTGACCAAGAACTGAGAGTCTAGTTGCTGCTGTTACCTGTGCATTAAGGTCTGACCCAGTAAGGCCCATTGCTGCAGCCTTTGCTGCCATAGCCACTGTGTCTTTGACTGCAATCCCATACTTTGTAAACTCAACACCTAGTCGTTGAATGTCTGCAATTGCTTTATCGGTTGCTCCAGCATCTGAAAACATATCTCCATAAACACGTTTAAAGTTAACAACTTCTTTTTCCATTTCTCTAAATGTTTGAGCAGCAAATCCACCAAGCATTGAGAGTGGAACTGTTAAACCAACCATCAACTGACGACCAGCCCACTGTGTATTCTTACCAAAATTTAGAAGTTGTGTAGAGCCTTGCTTAAGAAGTTGATTCATTAACTGCTGCCTTTGAGCAGCCATCTGTACTCTTGTTGCATAGTCTGTGTACTTACCATTAACTGCATCTAGGTGTTTTGGAACTACCTGCAAAACCTTTACAAGGTCACCCTGTGAATTAGTTAATTGAATATACTGTGTTTGAAGTGCCTTAACTCTATCTTTTCTGGCACGGTTAATAATGTCTCGCTCTGCCGTAAAGGCTCGTCCCAATATTTTAGTGTTTGCTGTTGCTGCTGCAGCCGTGTACCTAAAGTACTCACGCATACTGAGTTTGTTCTTTTCAAGTGCATCAGTAAAAGAGTTTGTACTATTTAAAACATTTTTTTGTGAGGCAACAAACTTGCCTGTTGAATTGATTGCCTGAACTAACTGAGCATTTAAACCTTTTTGTGCGTTAGCAGCATTTACATTTCCTGCAGTTAACGACTGATTAAACTTACTTAATCCAGCCTGTAGTTGACGTAAACTGGCAAGGGCATCTTTAGTATCAAAGACTATGCCAATATTGGCGTTTACATCAGACAATCATTACACCCTCTTTACTTTGAAATTTGGCCTATCAGTGCCGTAGCATCCGATAGTTGAATTCCTGATGCAGCATCAACGATTTTGTAAACAGTTGGTAGATCCAAACTATCTTCAATCTTTTCTTTGTCATCAGCGAGTTCTGGGTAGTACTGTTGGAAAGCAATCTGAACACACTCAATTAGCACATCCATTGACTTTTCATTATCGTCCGCCACCTCTGCAAGGCCCTGGAAAGTTTTCATGAAGGGCTTTAGTAGTGAGATCTTTAGCGGTTTAACTTCAAATGTTGTTCCATCAATAAGGGACAACTTTTCTGTCTTGTCGTTCTTTGCATTAGCGTTAGCCATTATTTCCTCCATAGGTTGTTAACACTTAATTATACCATAGCGGGTCTTTATTTTTACTCTATTTTCTCGTAAGAAAGCCCCATGCCAATTCCAAATCCAGCCTTTTGTGCATTTATTCCCTGAAGGGCAACAATGTCTCTTCCATTTGTAGCAGCCCCACCACTAAAAACCCTGGCCTTCATATCTTCCCAAGCATTGCTTTTGTTTCCCTTATCTAAATCTACACCTTGCATTGCTGCCAAAAACTTTTTGTTATTATAGTCTTCTTCTCTTTTAATGTTTAAGATTGATGTTATCTCTGGCATAGATAGTGATGTTTCTAATTCTTCATAGTCTTTCCAGATCCCCAATAAAAAAACCTCAGACTCAAGTTTTGCAAGGTCAAGGTTTTCCCAAGTATCTCCACTTTTTTCTGCTTGTTCTTTAACGGGCTCCTCTGAGTCTTGGTTAATTTTAATACCTGCTGCAAGATCAAGTAGCCTATATATTTCATTTAAGTTTATGTGGTTTTCAAACTCTTCTATAGATGTTGCAATCTCTGGCTTGTACTGTTTCATACAGTGCATTGCACAAACTGCTAATGCGCTAATTGCCTCATAGTCATCCTTTGATGCTCTAACATTTTCAAACTCATCCATAAGTCTTCTAAGATATTTAATCTTAAGTGGAGATATCTCTAACTCTTCACCATCTATTAAATTAATGTATCCTAGTTTGTATATTTCTGTTGCCATCTTATAAGTATACCAAACAGAAAGGCCCAACCCCGAAGGATTGAGCCTCTCATTATTAAGTTGTATTACGCTGGTGTGTAAGTACGATCTACGATCTTACCATATGATGCATTATCATTTGGAAGAAGGCGGAATGAAACTTCAAACATTGTTGCTTCGTCTCTCTTTGCTGCTACTGTAACATTTTCAATTGAAAGTGCACGGTATGCAACATAGACACGCTCAACATTGATTGCTGCGTTTCCAGTTCCTGGACCAACTGCTACTAAACCACGCTCAACTGGGACATCTCCGATGTCTCCTGCTGAAAGATTAAGTGTTGGGTTGCTTGAAACTGTTGCTAGATCTCCTTGCTGTCCTGCTAGTGCGAACAAAAGGTTTTCTAGTGTTGATTCTGCGAATGTAGTATTTAGGTTTACCTGCATGCCTTGCTTAAATAACTTAGCAACGTCAAGTACCTGGTCTACTGCTACTTCGCCAAAATCTGGCTGGAATTGAATTTCCAAACCATTCATTGTGTAACCAACATTACGGAAGTCTGGTTCATCTGCAAGGGTATCCTTGAATGATTCTCCTGTTACGTATGCTGGCATGTCTGCGTCTGCAAGTGCGCCATCTTCGTATGTGAAGAGTGCTGCTGCTCCAACGATAATATCGTTTGAACTACCACGTGTATATGCCATATATTTCACCTCTTTTTTCTTTATAGATTAAAGGGCTTGTTTCCTCAAGGTTAAGTATATCACCTTTTTAAGGTGCTAGATTATTGTCTTTGTAACTGGTTTGGGTTCTCGTGACCAAGATGTGTTTGCAAGTTGGTCTGCCTGATGATAGTCATAGTCAATGATCATCTTGTTACCGCCATAAGTTCTGGCTGTTCCAAAGTCAATGATGTCTCTGGTCTCCTCAAGTTGGTATACCTTGAAGTTATGGAAGTAGAACACATTGTCAACTACTTCTGTGGGGCTAAGCCTAATCTGACGATTACGACACCAGTCATTAATCTCTTCTGCTGTTTCATCTCCACGATCCATAAGTCTTAGGACTAATTCCTGAATCTTAACCATTGTCTCTACTGGGTCTGAGCCTTGGGCATAAAAGTAATAGAGAAGTTGTTCACACTTTATGTGTGGAAACCCTGTTCTATTCATTTTAATCAATCTATCCCATGTGGCTGCCACACCCTGCGTACTTCTACTAAAATACTGAGTTAGGTCGTTTATTGTTGATGGTGTGCTTGGAAAGAATGGAAAATCTTCGATGTTTGAAAGTTCTGGAATCTTTGCAGCCAAATATTTATTAATCCAAAGAGTTGGAGTGTTAAGTGGGCTTGCATTGCCTGTCCAAATTGTATTTGCCATTATGCAGTCCTCGCATTTGCTACCCAGCGATATCCAACATTAAGGCCATGAGATCTTCCTGCACGAGAGCCCTGGGATAGATTTTTCTTGTATACGGTTGGTTTATTAAAGTACTCCGCTAAACCACTTGATCTTAAAAAGGCCTGTGAGAAATATCTTCCAAAGAATGTATCAAATACTTGAGCAAACTTTCCTGCAGTATTTCCTCCAGGATTATCAATAGTTACTGGTCTTTTTGTGTAAATGACTTGGCCACCAACTTCAAACCTCAAAGCCTGTGCTCTTACTGGCTCAATAGTTACTGACTGTCCAGACTCCATAATCGATGCCTTGTTATAAAAAGGAACACGAGAGCCATCTCTAATTGTTGTTGACTGTTTAAAGTCTGCAGTAAAAGAAAGACCAAGGTTGCTTACTGTGTACTTAATGTTGTATAGTCTTGCACTTGGGTCTCCTGATTGGTACCATTCGTATATGTGATGTAATGATCTTTCATCTACCCTAGCATTTGAGTCAATGTACTGTGATGCAAGTTCTGAAATCTCAGGACCAAGGTTATTAAGAAATTGTTTCTTTCCAGTCTGGACTCCGTCAAGAAATCCTGTAGAGTAATCTATAATATTTTTCATTTCTTTATTAAAAGTTTTTGCATTAAATATTACTTTCATACATCTACCGCCTGATTCTCAGATCTACGAATTACTAAGTTGTAATACTCAACACCACCAAAGGGACCAACAAATGGCTCTTGTGTTGCAATCTCAAAAATTGTTGACTTTCCTGCTCTTGG